TTCCTATATTAAATGGTTCGAAAACGAACCCACTGCTTTTCCTAATCAATTTAAAACAATAGATGAAAAACTAAGTCAGATTATGCATAAGAATGGAGCGGTAGCTAAAGAGTTAATGTCTATACAGTATTTATCAAAACATCCTGAGATGGCAGTGTTTATCAAGTATAATGATTTAGTTACTCAACCAGAAAAAGAATTAAGAAAAGTTTATACTTTTTTAAACCTTCCATACTATCAACATCAGTTTACTAATTTAAATCAAATTATTGTAAATGGATTACAATATAATGATAGTATTGTTGGAAAAAATATGCATACTATACGCACCGAAAAAGTGATGAAAGTAGAGAATGAATATAAAAATAAAATACCAGAAAGATTTGTAAAGGAATATGGACACATTAGATTTTAAATTTATTTGGTTAGGACAAACCATTTTAAACTATAAAGTTCCTTTAGATATATTTAATACGATTAATGGAATCTATGAAAACAATTTTAAGAATATGCCAGATGCTCATAAACAACTGGTTGGTAAAATAACAAAAGAAAACTCTTTATTTTATAATGGTCCCGATGGTCCGAAAATGCATAAACATAATTTGCTTCCACCTTATGTTTTAAATTGGTTTGAAGGTGTTTTTAAACATTACCTATCTTTTAATAAAATTTATGAATATAAACTTCGTATGCAATCCATCTGGATTAATGAAATGACAGCAGGAGAATATAATCCTATTCATATTCATCAAGGTGGTCTTTACACAGGACTGTCATCAGTTATGATACTCAGGCTTCCAAAAGACATGGGACCTGAATATGCACGAGAAGATGTTCCTATGAATGGCAGACTTTCTATTCTTGGATCAGCTAATGGTCAATTTGTTAAATCAGATTATTCACCCAATACAAAAGAAAGAGATTTTTATATTTTTCCTTACGATATGCGACATTGCGTATACCCTCATACCAACCCCAATGCTATAAGACGAACTCTTGCAGCTAATATGGATGTTGAATATAATCCTGTATCAACGAGGACAGCAGGATGATACCTACAGAACCTATTTGGAAAAGTTATATTGCTGAAACAACTCAGCCTATTTTTTCACCTAAACAATGCCAGATGGTTATTGATAAAGGCATGAGTTTAAAAAAAGAAACCGCTTTAGTAGGTATGGGTAATCCAAAAGGAAGTGGTGTTGATCCAAAAAAAAGAGTTACAACAATTAGCTGGATTCCTTTTAAAGAAATGACAGAGATGTATAGAGATATTGAAACGACAATGTTAAAAGCTAATGGTAATCATTTTGGTTTTGATGATATGAGACTTACCGAACCTGCACAATTTACACATTACCTTACAGGTGGTTTTTATGACTGGCATATGGATAATGATGTAATGGGAAAACATCAACCTCCTGTTCGTAAAATCTCAATGACTTTATTATTATCTGATCCCTCTACTTTTGAAGGTGGAGAACTAGAGTTTATGCACAAAGGAAAAACAGCAAAATTAAAACAAGGTCAAGCTATTTTCTTTGCTAGCTGGTTACAACATCGAGTTAAACCCGTTACCAAAGGTGAGAGAAAATCTTTAGTGATGTGGTTTGGAGGTCCTTCATTTAAATGATTACTGAATATTATTTTCCAACTCCTATTTATATACAAGAAATTCCTAATGCTGATAAATTAAATTTTTATTTAGAAAAACAAATTTTGAAATGGCAAAAAGAAGATTCTAAAGGTGTTCAAAAAACAAACGTTGATGGTTGGCACAGTGTAACTGATATGAATAAAAGACAAGAGTATAATCCTTTAACTAAACAACTTTTTAATATGCAGGATGAAATATACAAAAAAGAACATTTAACTATGAAACCCGTACTTGGTAATATGTGGGCTAATATTAATTATCCAGGTGGATACAATAGACCTCATCTACATCCTAATAGTTTATTTTCAGGTGTCTATTGGATTAAAGCTCCAGAAAAGTCAGGTAATCTAATGCTCTATGAACCAAGACAGGGAGCACAATGCACCATGCCTAATCGAAAAGAAGGAAAGTTACCACCTGTACTATGGAGAGAAGTGCATTATAAACCTAAAGAGGGAATGATAATTATGTTTCCCGCTTGGTTATGGCACGAGGTACAACCTAATAAAAGTCAGGATCTAAGAATCTCCGTGTCATTTAATTTTATACAACGATAATATGCCCATTATGTATCATAAAGAAACAGGTAACAAATTTTTTTTTATTCATATACCACGCACAGCAGGTAGGTTTGTTGTTGAAAATTTAGGACATCATGGTTGTGAGATTATTCATCCTTTTATTGATAAACCCATTTCTTTAGCTTCTCCCTATGTAAGACAAAAAATAGAAGGAATTCAAATGCTGCATGCTCATCAATCTATTTATAACAAATGGAATAAGGTTAAGAATATTCCTCATTTTACTATTGTTCGAAATCCAATCGATAGATTTTTTTCTGCAAGTTCGTTACCTAGTTTAAATTTTAATCAATCGTATATTGAAGATTGGAATCATTTTAATAAAGAAATATCTAAAGAAGAGGATACTAATTGGCTTAGACCTCAGCATGAATTTATATCTGCTAAAACAAAAATATGGAAATATGAAAATGGCTTTGGTAAAGATTTTTGTGATTGGGTAAGTAAAATTGTATCTTTTGCATTTAAAATTAAATCATCTGATTATAGAAAAGTGAATGTCAAAGATAAATTTAAACGAACAAAAGCATTAATAAATAATGTAAAAAAATTTTATAAAAAGGATAATGAACTTATTTAAACAACATAAATATTTAATAATACGAAAGGCTATTTCTTTTGAGTTAGCTAACTTTGCTTTTAATTATTTTCTTATGAAACGAGATGCTACAGAATGGATGCATAAAAATAACTACATATCTGAATACACTCCTGGCTTTGGCACATGGAAAGATAAACAAATTCCAAATACTTTTTCTTGCTATGGTGATACCTTTATGGAAACATTAATGATGAAAGTATTACCCATTATGGAAAAACATACTGCATTAAAACTACTACCTACATACACCTACACAAGAGCCTATAAAAAAGGTGATATACTACATCGACATAAAGACCGACCGAGTTGTCAAATATCAACGACTCTGCATTTAGGAGGTGATGAATGGCCTATTTACCTTGATCCAACAGGCGCGGATAATATTTTATCAGGCCGAGAAACAACAACCGTAGTCAAACCTAACGCACCTTCAGGAAGCCGAGTTGATCTAAAAATAGGTGATATGTTGGTTTATAGTGGCTGTGAGTTAGAACATTGGCGAGAAGCTTTTGAAGGAAACGTTTGTGTTCAGACGTTTTTACACTATAATGATGCCAATGGTAGATTTGGCAAAGAGAATATATTTGACAAAAGACCTTTATTAGGCATTCCAAAATAGTTGAAATCATAACAAATATGTTATAATTATGGCATACGGATTTTTGTATGCTACAGAAAATAGGATTTTTACCAGGTTTTAATAAACAAGTTACAGCCACTGGCGGAGAAGGTCAGTGGGTAAAAGGTGACTATGTTCGTTTTAGATATGGCACTCCTGAAAAAATAGGGGGTTGGGCACAACTTGGTGATAATACACTTACGGGTAGAAACACAGCACTACACCATTTTATTAATGCAAGTGGTATTAAATATGCCGCATTAGGAACAAATCGATTTTTATATCTCTATTCTGGCGGTGCTTTTTATGATATAACACCACTTAAAAGTACAACAACATTAACTAGTGCTTTTACAACAACAAATGGATCTACATCAGTTACCATCACATTTTCAAGCGATCACAACATTAATAAAGGGGATATTATCCTTTGCGATAATTTTACTACTATCACCAATTCTAATTTTGATTCTGATGATTTTGACGATAAGAATTTCATGGTCACAACCGTACCAACCAGCACAACGATTACGGTCACAATGGGATCGGCAGAAAGTGGATCGGGAGCCAGTACATCCGGAGGAGTAAGAGTTAAACATTATTACTCTATAGGACCTGCTCTTGAAGAATCTTCAGCAGGTTGGGGATTAGGACTTTGGGGTGGTACAGTTGCTGGTGAAATTACAGATACTTTAAATGGAGCTTTAACAAATTCTTCAACAAGTATTGTTTTAGATAATTCGGCTTCGATGCCTTCTTCAGGAACTCTTTTAATTGATAATGAACGTATTGCTTACACAAGTAATACTACAGGAACAAATACTATATCAGGTTTAACTAGAGGAACCGACAACACAACGGCTGCTTCTCACTCTGATGGAGCTACAGTTAATGATGCATCAGATTATACAAAGTGGGGTGCTTCTCAAACAGGAGATATTATAACAGCTCCAGGATTATGGCACCTTGATAATTTTGGAAATAAACTTATAGCAACTATTGTTGATGGTTCAACTTTTGAATGGAATTCAGATGCAACAGGAGCTACATCAACACGAGCAACCGTTATATCAGGATGTCCAACAGCTACAAGACAAACATTAGTTTCAACACCTGATCGACACTTAATTTGTTTTGGAACTGAAACAACGATTGGTACGACAACGACACAAGATGATATGTATATAAGATGGTCAGATCAAGAGTCTTTAACCTCATGGACACCTACCGCAACCAA